CTAGCCAGTCTTCCCGTGTAGCCCCAGCGCCAGTTCGATCATGCGCGCGAGGTCCAGCTCCAAGGCTTCCTCGTTGCGCGCCCGGCGCTCCTGCAGGAACCGCACCATGAGCGCGCGCGTCTCCTCGTCGACCGGCGCCCTCATGATCTTCTCCATCGCGGTGTCGCCTTCCGCCACTGACGGTTCGACTTCCTCCGCCGGGTCGTACGCGAAGCCGGCCGCTTCCACCACGGGGCGCGGATCCAGGCCGACCGCGCGCGCCATCGCGGCGACGGTCGCGGGCTTGGTACTGATCTCGATGGTCTGGCCGCCGCCCACTGACTGACGCCCGGTCACGACCTGCCGCCAGCGCCCCTCACTGATGCCGGCTCGGCGTGCCGCCTCGCGGGCGGACAGACGCGGGCGGGCAGCCTCACGGGCTTGCTCGATGAGCTGGCCGTGAGGCGTCAGTTGTCTGGGCGCGCTCATGCGCGTGATCGTACGCGATATTTCGCAGCAGTTCGCAACGGCACCCATGAATGAATCGCGAACGGATGAGATTCCCATCGTCCGAACGTCCACCGTTCGCACTTGAAGGCGCGAACGCTTGCGAACTATTGCGAACCTGCCTATGGTCGTTCGCATGACCAATACCGAGCGACGGCGGCAGGCAGCACGGGAGCCGCTTGATCACCACCCCGCCCGGCTGCGTCGCAGGCGGATCGCGAACGGCATGAGCCTTTCGCAGCTCGCCGAGGTCACGTCGGCCAGCAAGGGGCACCTCTCTGAGCTGGAGCGCGGCACGCGCAATCCGAGCCCTGAGCTGCTCGCCGCCATCGCGAGGGCGCTGGGTTGCGGGGTCACCGACCTCATGCCCGACGAGCCGGTCACGGCAGGCGCGCGATGACCCCCGCGCAGGCTGGCCAGCTCGGCGCTCTTGAGCGCTGGGGCAAGACGCCCGACCGCGCCGCGGCCACGGCGCCGGCTCGCAAGGCCGCCGAGGCGCGGTGGGAGCGCGAAGTTCGCAGCGAGTTCCCCGACCTCGATGACGCCCTGGTCCTCCGTCTCGCGGAGAGCCGACGCAAGGCGCACTTCGTCCGCATGGGCCAGGCCTCGGCCGCGGCCCGCAAGCGGAAGGCGGCGCAGAAGCCGCCGATCAAGGCCGCTTCGTCGGCCGCCTGAATCCAGAAACGCCAAAGGCGCCCCACTCGCTTTGCCGGCACCGGGGACGCCCAGACCCGAGGAGTATCCCATGACCCAGCCGATCAGAACGAGCCCAGCGATGCTGCTGCCGCCCGAGATCACAAGCCTCTACGTCCAGCCCAAGGCCGACGGCTGCTACCTGCTCGACCGGCGCGACGGCGTGATCCTCGCCCAGATCGACGCGCACAAGGATGGCGCCGGCGCCTGGCTGATCGAGCTGTGCGAGGACGTGGTGCAGCTACACAAGCACACCGGCACGCTCGCCACCGCGATCCGGTGGGCCGAGCAGGGCATCGCGGAGCTGGACCACTTCGCGATGTACGGCGAGATGCCGGACTACGTGACGGTCCCGCGCAGGCCCTGGCCGCACACGAAGACGACGGAGGCGCTCGCCGATGCGCTGGAGGCGCTCGCCGCGAACCTGCGCGCGTTCGACCTCACGCTGCCGCGCCACACGGACATCTCGCTCGAAGTCCTCGTCATGAACTTCGGTACGGACAGGGCTGCGGTCAAGGCCACGAAGATGCAGGCCGTCGATGCGCTGATCGCGGGGCTGGCTCTTCCGGCCGCCGAGGACCGGAGTCGCGCGGATTCCAAGATGCACTACGGCACGCCACACGCCAGCGACGGCGGGTCGAGGCACCAGGGCGGGCTGGACGTGGCTGTCACGACGATCGTCGACCGCGACGCCGCCGTGCTCGCGGTCCGCGTCGCCGAGCTGGAGGCGCAGCTCGCGGCCAAGGGCGGTGCCGCGTGAGCATCCTCGCCAACGCCCTGCGCTTCGGGGCCACGGACGCCCAGGAGCGCGCCGCCGTTCACCTACTGCTGCACGTGCCGACCAGCACGGTCGAGGTCATCGACCGCCCCGACGTCCGTACGCACATCCACCGGATGACCCGCACGGTCGCCGTGGTGGCGTGGTCACACCTCTCCCTCGCCATAACGGACGGTGCGGTGCGGGTTACCGGGCGGGAGGCGGCGCTGATCCGGATCGCCTGTGCCATCGGCGGCGGCGCCCGGGTGAACCTGCGCGACGCGCTGGCCGGCATGCCGCCGCAGGACCTCACCCGCGTGCTGGAGGCGTTGGCCATGGCCGGCGGCCTGGAATCGAACGAGCCGGTCAGCGGTGCGCTTGAGCGTGACCTCCGCGAGCCGTGCGGCGGTGCGTTGCCGGAGGGCGTCGTCGGCTTCCGGCTCGGGCAGGCCGCGTGATGGCCGACCTGCTGGAGCTGCTGCTCATCGTCCTCGGCATCTTCACCCTGATCGCGATCATCGCCTCGCTGCTGGTGCTCGCCGTCGCCTTCCTCGTCGACCTGGCCATCGAGTCCGGCCGACGGCGGAAGGCGCGGCGCGCGGCGGCCCAGGGCGACGTGTTCGCCGAGGACCTCATCCGCGCCGACCTGGCCGCGCTGGACGCGTGCGCCACGGCCGACGACCTCATCCGCCTCCTCGACTCCTCGGGAGACAAGCAGTGCTGACCGAGACCATCGCGGTCACCTCCGGCGCCCTGATCCTCATGGGCGCCGGAGCGGCCGCGGCCCTCACCATCCAGGGCTACGCCTCGCCCGGCCGGCACCGGCGCGACGAGGCTCCGGCTCCGTCGGTCGCCGCGGGCGTCGCGTATGCCGAGCAGCTCGCCGACGCGGCGGCCCGGGCCCAGGCGGAGGCCTGCGAGCGTGCCGGCGTCGCACCGGTGCCGCCACTGCTCGGCGCGCTCGACCCCGTGGCCAGGGCCGCAGACGCGGTGCGTGTGCCGACCGACGAGCGGCTCGTCATCCGCCCGCGCGTCGGCACCGCCGAGACGCTGCCGCTGCCGCGCGTGGGCCGCCTCGGTGCCGCCGCAGGGCTTCCGGCTGAGGTCACCGGCGCGCTGGTGCTCGACACGGACCGGGCCACCGGGGAGGCGCCGTGACCATCCACCTCGACCTCGACGACCCGTTCACCGGCGTTACCGCACCGGCCACGTCCGCGATGGACTGGTCGCCGCAGCAGCAGGAGGCGATCGAGAAGATCGTCGCCTGGTACCGCGACCCGGACGGTCCGCAGGTCTTCCGGCTCTTCGGCTACGCCGGCACCGGCAAGACCACGCTGGCGCGCTCGATCGTCGAGCAGCTCGGTGTCCGCGCGCTCTACGCGGCCTTCACCGGCAAGGCCGCGTACGTCCTGCGGTCGAAGGGCTGCGAGGGCGCGTCGACCGTGCACTCGCTGATCTACACGCCGCAGGACAAGGTCCGTGCGCACCTGGAGGAGCTGGAGCGGAAGCTCCTCGTCGAGAGCAACCCGATGCAGCGCGCGGTCCTGGAGACCCAGATCGCGGTGGAGCGGGAAAAGCTGGAGACGCCGGACTTCATCCTGCGCGAGGACTCGCCGCTGGAGACCGCGCCGCTGCTGGTGCTTGACGAGGTGTCGATGGTCGGGTCGCGGATGGCCGCGGACCTGCTCTCGTTCGGCGTCCGGCTGCTGGTGCTCGGCGACCCGGCGCAGCTGCCCCCGGTCGACGGCGGCGGCTACTTCATCGACGCCGAGCCGGACCACCTGCTCACCGAAATCCACCGGTCCGCGCTGGACTCGCCGGTGACCCGGCTGGCCACCTCGGTCCGCAAGTCGGCGCCGGGCGATCGCTCGCTCGGCCTCTTCGCCGACGGAGACTCCGGCCGGCGCCAGCGCGTCAGCCGCGAGGACCTGGCGGGCTTCGACCAGGTGCTCGTCGGCACCAACAAGACGCGGTGGCAGGCGATTCACCTGATGCGCTCGCTGGCCGGTCTCTGCGGCCCGGTGCCGCAGCCCGGCGACAAGATCATCGGTCTCGCGAACAGCACCGAGGCCGACATCTTCAACGGGCAGCAGCTGCGCGTGGCGAGCGTGCTCGACCAGCTGCCGCTGCACCCCGAGGCCGACCGTGTGCGGCTGCTGGTCGAGGAGGACACCGGCCACCGGCGTCCGCTGACCGTGTGGCTGTCCGGCTTCCAGAGCATCGAGGGCGAGAAGAAGGCGAAGAAAGAGGGGCGCGGTTCGGTCGCCGCGGCCACCTTCGCCCAGGCCATCACCTGCCACAAGTCGCAGGGCTCGCAGTACGACCACGTCCTGGTCGTCGACGAGTCCTACGTCTTCAGCCGCGCCGCGGCGGCCGAGGCCGAGCGAGCCGGTCATCCCCCGGACGCCGCGGCCGCCGCCGGTCACATCAACGGCCAGCGCTGGCTCTACACCGCGATCACCCGCGCCGCCGAGCGCGTCGTCGTCATCCCCGGCCCGAGAGGACTCCCCGCATGAGTCACCTGACCCCTGCCCAGATCGGCGAGCGGCTCCGCGCCGCCCGCCAGGCCGCCGGCCTCAGCCTCGCCCAGGTCGAGGAGAAGAGCCTCGGCCACTGGAAGGCCGTCGTCGTCGGCTCCTACGAGCGTGCCCAGCGGGCCGTGACGGTGCCGCGCATGGACGCGCTGCTGCGCTTCTACGGCCGCGGCGACCGGCTGGAGATCCTCGGCCCGGGCGACGTCGTCACGCCGGCCGCGGAGGGCGCCGAGGGCGGCACCGAAATCGAGTACGGCGTCCGGCTCGCGGACGGTTCGGTCGTCACGGTCGCCGACGAGGCCGCCGCTGTGCTGATCGAGCGCGTCGCGGCGGCATCGGTCGTCCGCCGCGTGGTCCGCCGGACTGAGTGGAGCGCCGATGTCTGAGATGGACGAGGTGGAGACCGTCGTCGCGCGGGCCACCGACACCTACAGCGCCGCCTTGCAGGAGGCGGGCTTCCTTCTCAACTTCGACGAGGACTCGTCGGGCTTCGAGATCGAGTACCGCGAAGACGGCGATGGCGGCTGGGACCTCGTCATCGAGGTCGGGCACCACCACTTCAGCCCGGGCGGCGGGCTCGTGCGTGAACTGGTCCTGATCTTCAACACCGGCGAGGAGTGCTGGCACCGGATCCGTACCTACGCCGACACCGAGCAGGACCGCGGGGAGGCTCGCGAACTCGACGCCGGCCTGCAGACGCCCGGCGACGCCGTCGTCGCATATATCCGCGCGGACAACCTCTGCACCCGGACGGAGTGCCTCGATGTCTGAGCAGATCACCACCTTGCTGCAGGCGCTCGGCCTGGAGGTCACGCCGGAGGTTGCGCGGGACATCGCGCGGACGCGGCAGATCACCGACCAGATGATCGGGTTGGCCCGCGAGCAGCTGGCCGACCTCGACGCGGACGGAACGGTCGCGGCGCTGGCCTACCAGTTCTCCCGGCGGTCCGCGGCCCAGGTCGAGATGATCGCTGCGATCGCCGTGGTGATGCTCGCCGAGCAGCGCGGCCAGCGCGTCGCCCCCTCGATCGACGAGATCACCCGGGCGATCAACGACCCAGGCGCGGTGGTCAAGCGCCGTTTCGACACCGACGGCGAGCCAGCCGAGAGCATCGGCGAGTGGGGCGCCCGCGCGGTCTTCGCGGTGCTGGTCGACGGGCCCGCGGCGGTAGCGCGATGACGACCCCTGAGATTCCGGACTACCGGACCGCCGAGGAGAAGCGCGTCGCGGACCGCTTCCCACGCGACGTGGAGAAGCACGAGATGACCGTGCTGCACGAGGACGGCCTCTACCGGCACGTCCGGTTCCAGCAGCCCGGCACCAGCATCTACTACTTCGACCTGATCACGTGGCCCGGCTCGCTCGCGATCAAGGGCGACATGGACGGCTTCATGTTCTCCCGGATCGACGACATGTTCGCGTTCTTCCGGATGGACGGCTACCGGGTCAACCCGACGTACTGGTCGGAGAAGATCGCCGGCCACCGGAATTCGGTCATGTCCTACTCCGAGGACGTGTTCAAGACGCAGATCTTCAGCTACCTCGACGACGTCGCCCGCGACGAGCCGGAGCGCGCCGAGGACGTCGAGACGGCCCGAAAGCGCGTGCAGGAGGCCATCGACGACGGCGACGCCGCCTACGAGGAGAGCGTCCGCGAGCTGCTCCGCGAGCTGGAGGAAGAGGGGGTCGTCTCCGACTCGTGGGAGTGGGACCTGCGGGACTGGGACTACCGGTTCCTCTGGAACTGCCACGCCATCGCCTGGGGGCTCCAGCAGTACGACGCGGCGAAGAAGGCCGCATGACCGCGCAGCTCGACCGTGATGCGGCTGCGCCTGCGGCCGGGCTGCTCTCCCTCCTGATCACCGTGCCGCTCGCGGCCGCGCTCCTCGGCGGCGCGGTGATCGCCTCCCCGATCTACCTGCTCGTCGCCGCCGTCGCGCGGCACCTCCGGAGGACCCGATGACCGACCTCAACCTCAACGCCATCCGCCGCCGCTGCGAGACGGCGACCCCGGGGCCTTGGATGACCGGCAGCTACTTCGGCGCCCGCACTCTCGGCCCGGCCGTCGCCGTGATCTCCGGCAACTTGCCACCGATCGAGCTGGATCCGCTCCGGAACGGAAAGGCCGACGCCCGCTTTATCGCCCACGCACGCAAGGACGTGCCCGCGCTGCTCGCGGAGGTCGAGCGGCTCAGCGCTGAGGTCACGGAGCTCCGCCACGCGGCCGAGCGCGCGAGGCCAGTCGTTGAGGCGGCTCTACGACAGTTCGACACCGGCAGCAACGAGGACCTGCACGAGCTGGACCGCGCCGTCGTGAAGTACCGGGGCCAGCAGTGACCGTCTCCAAGGACCAGCTGGCCGCGCTGCTCGCCGACATGGCGCCCGTGCGGTCGACCGGTGGCCAGGGCATCCTCGCCGCGCCGGCCGCCGCCGCGGTCCCGCCGGCCACTGGAATCCCGGCCGGGCCGCCGGAGTCGACGCTGCGCGAGCTGCGCCAGGTCCTCATGGACTACGAGGCGGCGCGGCCGCGGTCGATGCAGAAGGCGCTCGGCCCGAGCGAGCTGGGGACGCCGTGCGACCAGCAGATTGCGCGCAAGCTCGTCGGGGCGCCGCGGGTGCCGGTCACCGAGCCGACCTGGGCGCCGTTCCAGGGGACCGCGGTCCACGCGTCCATGGAGGACGTCGTCGCGTTCTGGAATCGGCAGCTCGGGCGCGAGCGGTGGTTGGCCGAGGACCGGCTCGTGATCGACGAGGGCGTCCCCGGCGTCGACCCGATCGCGGGCTCCGGCGACGCGTTCGACCAGGACTGGGGCATGGTCGTCGACTGGAAGCACACCGGGAAGACCGCGCGCGAGAAGCTCGCCCGGGCCAAGCGGATGGGCAAGCCGCCAGCCGAGCAGGTCAGCCCGGAGTACCGGGTCCAGGCGCACCTGTACGGCATGGGCCACGCGAACAAGGGGCGCCCGGTGCGGTGGGTCCGGCTGGTGCTGCTCGCGCGCGACTACTCGTTCGACGCCTCGGAGGAGTGGACCGAGGCCTACGACCCGGACATCGCGTACGCGGCGATCTATCGCTACTTCGGCCTGCACGACGCGATCAACGCGCTCGGCGGCCCGGAGCACATCGGCGACCTGATCGCGGCCATCCCCGCTTCCCCCAGCAACGACGGGTGCAAGTGGTGCCCGTTCCGGACTCCCGGCCGTCCCGCCTCGTGGCAGGGCTGTCCGGGCAACAAGCCGCTCGCGCAGATCGTCGAGCGGGCCACCCGTGGGCTGATCGACCCAGATACGCAGGAGATGCGATGACCAACGACGCCAACTCGATCCTCATGGGCAGCGCCGGTGCGCCCTCCGCCAAGTTCCCGGTCGTCGGGACCATGCTGCACGGCACGGTGGTCGAGGAGCCGACCACCCAGCAGCAGACGAACTTCCGCACCAAGGCGAAGGAGTTCTGGCCCGACGGGCAGCCGAAGATGCAGGTCCTCGTAGTCCTGCAGACGAGCGAGCGCGACCCGGAGGTCCAGGACGACGACGGCAAGCGGACGCTCTTCATCAAGGGCAAGGAGCTGACGAACGCGATCCGCGACGCCGTGCGGACCGCGGGCGCGAAGGGCATCCACCGGGGCGGGACCCTTACCGTGCAGTACGTCGGGGACGGCCAGCCCGCGCCCGGGCTCGACGACGGGCCGAAGCTGTACGCGGCACGCTACGAGCCGCCGTCGCAGTTCGCGGGCGTGGCCGCGTCCGGTGGCTTCATCCAGCCGCCATCGCAGCAGGCCGCGCCGCAGCAGTTCGTCCAGCCGGCCGCCGTGCCGCCGGCCTCGCCGGTGCCGCCGCAGTTCGTCCAGCCAGCCGCGGTCCCGGCCCCGGCGCCGGTCCAGCAGTACGCGGCCCCGGCCGTCCCGCAACAGCCGGTCGCCGCGGCCCCGGCCGCCCAGCCGGCGCCGCCCGGGGTGGACCCGGCGATGTGGGCCAGCTTGAACGAGCAGCAGCGAGCCGCGGTCCTGGCGCTCTCCGCCCCGATTGCGGGCGCAGCCAGCCAGCAGACCCAGCCGCCGTACTGATCCTCCGCAGCACCTCTTCGACGGCCCCGTGGCCTGGGACTTCGCGTTCCGGGCACGGGGCCGTCACCCCCTCAGACGTTTCATCGACATACATGATCATGGGGAGCGCACATCTTGGTCACCCTCGACCCGACCGCCGTCGCGCGCTGGCTCGCGATCCTGCACGGCGACTCCCCGGGGCACGTGCACATCTGCTCCGCTGGCGACTGGACCGGGCGCACCTTCCCCGCCGCCGAGCTGGACCGCGCCGCCGCCTACGTGGCCGCGCTGGACGCGTCCGGGCGCGAGGGCATCTACGCCCGGGTGACCTCGGTCCACGGGGACTTCAGCCCTTGGAAGCACGGCTGCGGCACGACGAGTCCGTGCGGTCAGCCGGCCGAGCAGTGCCCGAGCCGGATCCGCGGCCGCGGTGGTGCCGCCGACTCCGCCGCGCTGCCCGCGCTGTGGGCCGACCTGGACCTCGCGGGCCCGGGTCACGCCGAGCAGGACCTGCCGCCGGACGAGGACGCCGGCCGTGCGGTCATCGCCGCGTCCGGGCTGCCCGAGCCGACTATCTGGATCCACAGCGGCGGAGGCCTCTACCCAATCTGGCTGCTCGACGCGCCCTGGCTCCTTGAGGACGGCGCCGCGCTGGAGGCCGCCCGGTCGCTGGCGAAGGACTGGCAGGCCGTGATCGAGCATGCGGCCGCGGGCAAGGGCTGGCGGTACGGGCGCGGCGTTGGCGACCTCGCCCGCGTGCTCCGGATCCCCGGCACCGTCAACCGCAAGGAGGGTCTCGCCCGGCCGTGCCGGATCGTCTCCGCCGCGCCGCAGCGGTACACCGTCGCGCAGCTGCAGGAGGCGCTCGCCGCCGCCCGCGCCCGCATCGCCCCGGCCGCACCGGTCGCTCTGGCCGCCGTGCCCGCAGTCTCGCTCGGCACCGTCGCCCGCCCGGCCGGCGCGATCAGCCCCGGTGACGACTACGCCGCGCGCGTCTCGTGGCACGAGATCCTGGAGCCGGTCGGCTGGACCGAGCACTACCAGCAGGACGGCGTCACGTACTGGACGCGGCCGGGCAAGAGCACCGGGACCTCCGCGAGCACCAACGCGCTCGGCACCGACCGGCTTCACGTCTTCACCACCTCGGCCGCGCCGCTGGAGGGCAACGAGAGCTACTCCAAGCTCGGCGCGTTCGCGGCGCTGCACCACGGCGGCAGCCACTCCGCCGCCGCCCGGGCGCTGGCCGAGGCCGGATACGGCACGCCGCTGGTGTCGCCGGCGCGGGAGCAGCGCGAGGCCCTGGGCGACATCCTCGGTGCGCCCGTGCCCGACCCGGCCCCGGTGCCGCCGCCGGCGCGGGTGTGGACGACCGAACTGGACGTCTCCAACAGCGCGGTCGCCGCGGAGTGGCTGCGCAACGAGGCGGGGCGCGGGAAGCTGGCCGGCCTCTTTCGCCGCGGGGGCGTCGTCGTCCACACACCGCGGGAGGGCGACGAGGGCTACGTGCCGCTCTCGGACGGCGACGAGGACCAGGACGGCCCGGCGCAGGTTCGCGAGGTCGACGACTCCCGGCTCGCCAGCCGCATCACATACACCTACGGCGTCTACAAGCTGGTCAAGGTCAAGGAGGACTGGGAGCCGAAGCCCGCGCTGTTCCCGAAGACCGCGGCCCGGACCGCGCTGGACGTGCCGGACATGCTGCCGAACCTGCGGGTGCTGAAGGGCGTCATCCACGCGCCGGTCTTCCGGCCGGACGGCAGCCTCGTCGAGGTGCCCGGATATGACCCGGCGACTGGGCTGCTGCACCTGCCCGACCCAGGGCTGCACGTGCCGCCGGTGCCGGACCTGCCGGACGAGGGCCACGTGCGCGGCGCCGTGCAGATGCTCGACGAGATGCTCAGCGGCTTCCCATTCCTGACCGACCACTACCGCGCCAACTACGTCGGGGCGCTGATTACGCCGCTGCTGCGCGCGATGGCGCCACCGCCGTACAAGCTGCACGCGATCGAGGCGCACCAGCCCGGCTCCGGCAAGACGCTGCTGGCGAACCTCAGCCGGTGGATCCACGGCGGCGTGTTCCGCGCGGAGCTGCCCGATGACGACGCCGAGATGCGCAAGCAGATCACCGCGATCCTCACAGTCACCACCGGGATCATCGCCATCTTCGACAACGTCGGCGGACACCTGAAGTCGAGCATCATGGCCGGCCTGCTCACCTCGGACCGGTGGGACGACCGGGTGCTCGGCAGCACCAGCTGGGCCACCGCGAAGAACGACCGGCTCTGGACGATCACCGGCAACAACCTCTCGATCGGTGGCGACCTCCCGCGCCGCACGCTGAGGACGGTCATCGACCCGGGCATGCCGAATCCAGAGCGGCGCACGGGGTTCGCGATCGGAGACCTGGAGGGGTGGGTCAAGGCGCACCGCGGGAAGCTCCTGCACGCGCTGATCACCATCGTGCGCGCCTGGGTCATCGCCGGAATGCCAATGCGGGACGCACGCACCACGGACTCCTATTCGCGGTGGGTCCGAATGGTGGACGGCATCATCGCCCACGCCGGAATTCCGGGCCGATTCGATGACCCCTCCACGCAGACCGAGATCGGCACCGACGACGACGAGTGGGGCGATTTCCTGCGCGCCGCCTATGGCGCATTCGGGTCGGCCACGTGGACCGCCAAGGAGCTTCTCGGGAAGGTCAACACGGGCAGTCTTATCGAGCCCGGGCCGATCCCCGCGGAGGCGCTCCCGGGCGACCTGGAGGCCAAGCTGTCCCGCCCTGGGGCGTCGATGGCGGGCGTGTCGAAGTCGCTCGGGAAGTGGCTCCGCAACCGGGACGGCCGGTGGGCCGGAGGTCTCGTCTCCCGGCATGCAGGGTTTGACCGCACCAAGACGGCGCTGTGGCAAATCCACTCCAATGCCACTGAATCGGACGGAGTGAAGCCGTGAGTGCAGGGTTTGCAGGGTTTGCAGGGTTTGTTTCAGCCAACACGCGGGCGCGACCCAACGGAGCAAACACGGAGCGTGTTGGAGCCGTGGGAACGCGAAAAGCTATCGGCGCCAGAACTCCCTGCAAACCCTGCAAACCCTGCATCGGCCGGTGAGGGGGCGTGGAGCACCTGCTCTCCACGCCCGCCGCGCTGTCGAGGTGCCCCCGCTGCCGGAGCATCACGATCACCGCGCTGGACGAGGGAATCCGAGTGCGCGCCGACCTCATTCCGCTGCCGGATCGCAACGCCGAAATCGAGGCCCTCCTCGACGGGCGCCGCACCTATTCCCGGCTCCGAAACAACGAACTCGCCTACCGATACCCATACCGCATGAAGGACCCCGTGCTGAATGGCCCGATCCACGCGCAGCACCAATGCCCACCCCGGCCGATGCAGGCCACCATCTTCGACATCGGAGCCTGAATGAGCGCCTCAATGCGAAAGGGCACGGCGTGGGAGACCGCGATCGTGCGCTTCCTGAACGACAACGGCGTCCCGCACGCCGAGCGCCGCGCCAAGAACGGGATGAAGGACCGCGGCGACATCGCCGGCATCCCCGGCGTCGTCATCGAGGCCAAGAACGAGCGCGCCATCGCGCTCGCCTCGTACCTCGCCGAGGCGGAGGCCGAGCGGATCAACGACGGCGCCGACCTCGGCGTCGCCTGGGTGAAGCGCCGCGGCAAGTCCTCGCCCGGCGACGGCTACGTCGTCATGACCGGCGCGACGCTCGTCCAGCTGCTCGCCGCCGCCGGCTACATCGCGACCCCCGCACCCCTGACGCGTGACGTCTGACCCGAAGGAGCTCGTCATGTCCGTGAAGAAGACCGTGCTGCCCGCTACCTGGAACGCGCCGGCCTGCCCTGACCGCACGATCAACGTGGTGCACGGCCGCCTCCACACCTGGACGCGCGAGGACGCCACGCACGTGCGCCCGCAGATCCCGCCGGCCTGGGATCGCTGGTTCTCGCGCACCGCGCCGCAGCAGCCGGGGCTCAAGTGGGCGGAGCTGGTCACCGAGGACGGCCCGGTCGAGTTGGGCGAGCCCGGCCCGGCCCCGGAGCCCGCGGGGTGCGGGTGCCACACGCTGGGCCGCGCGGAGGTGGTCGCCATCACCGCGATCGGGCGTGGCCGGTGACCGGCGACGCGCCGCCGTTCGCGGTGGCCGGCGAGATCGCGTGCCAGCCCGAAGACCAGCCCAGGTTCTACCCGGACCGCGGCGTCAGCGTGGGTCCGGCCCGCACCATCTGCGCCCGCTGCCCGGCTGAGGTGGTCTGCCTGGACTGGGCGATCGAGACCGACCAGCGGTTCGGCGTCTGGGGTGGCAAGACCACTCCGGAGCGCCAGCGAATCCGCCGTGAGCGTGAGGGCGCCGCCGAGCAGCCCTCCGCCTGACCCACCGAACAGGAGCACCACCCCGTGACGCACCCGCACCGTCTGCACGCCACCGCCGCCCTTTGGTCGCTCCGCGCGGCCTGGCCGCACCTCGCACACGCCGCGAACGTCGAGCGCCGCCAGCTCGTCGACGACGATGCCGGCACCCTTCGCGCCCAGGTCTATGGCGCCATCGGCGGCGGCAAGACCCATCACTCGAACGGCATTCTCGACGCGCTCCTGCGCCGCGGGGATTCCCCCGGCCGCGATGACATGCAGCGGCTCGCCGCGAGCACCCGCGAAACGATGGCCTGGCTCGCCGGCCGGATCCTCGACGACCGGTACCGCCCCGGGCAGCCCGTGCTCTCCACGCTGCTGGAGCTGATGCCGCAGATCTCGCCCGCAGCCGCGGCGGAGGTGGCGAAGTGGGTGGACGAGGCGGACTGCGAGATCCGGAACGCGCTTGCGCTCGGCAACGACCACGAGCCGCTCGTCGGCGTGCCGTGCCCGGCGTGCGGCAGCCGACGGCTCGTGGTGCGGACGTCGGCGCCGAGCGACCGGCCCGTGGCGTGCGCGGCCGACTGCATGTGCGCTGGCGCGGGCTGCAGGTGTGGGACGAAGGACCGGGCGCAGGGCGTCGGACACATCTGGGCGTTCAGCGCGCTTATCGGGGAGGCAGCCGATGGGCGACGCGGGGTTGGCGTGAGGTGAGTGGCGCAGCGGGATGGGGCCGGCTCACCCGGCCCCATCCGCTCTCAGCGCTTGCGGTTAGGCCGTAGCAACCTGCACCGCCGGCTCGGTGCCGACGTTATGAGTGCCGCCTGCAGCGTGAAAGAGCCTGCGATGCAGGCCGCGATGATCATGCCCACTGCGGACGCAACCGGGCTGACGGCCCGTTCGGCGTGGTGGCCGAGGAGCAGAAGGCAGCTACTGGCCACAGCCGCCACTCCCCAGGCCTTGACCTGCACGGACACATGCATTGGAGGTACGCTCATTGGGCGCTCCTGTTTTCTTGCCTTGGACGGCATGGGATGTGGACGCTTCGCCCGGCTTTGGAGCCCCACTCCTGGGCCGGGCCTCTTCGTTGCTAGCCCAGCGTAATGGAATCTCGATGCCGTTCAACACCCGGGAATCGTGGTGTAGGAGGGTCCTGACCTGCGCATACAGTCGCACAAGTTACGTTCTGAACCGTAGGTGACCAGCGCTGTGTATCACCCGGCGTCGACATCGAAACTGCTCCGTTTTCCTTCAGGGGCTGATTTATAAAGTTTCAGTAACGTTGCTTTAGAAAGTGCATTCCGCACCAAATGGGCACCCGCCCAGTGTTCGTCGGCAGAGGCGATTCGGCTCAGGAGGTGCCGCGTGATTCCGCTACACGGTGACGAGTGGGGCACGGCGCAGGAGATCGCCGGACGCCTGGGCGCAGACGTGACGGTCGCCATGATTCGCAACTGGGCCCGACGCGACGGCCTCAGTAACGTCGAGCTGACCTGCGATGACGGCAAACGCCGGACGCACTACTCGCTCAACCAGGCGGCTCGGATCGAAGCCAAGAAGGACAGCAGCGGCCGCGGCCGGCCCCGCGCCGCTTGACGACGACGCACTGGCGAGGCACCATTTGATCACTTCCCGGGTTGGCAGAAGCTGCCCGGAATCAGGACCCACAGCAGCCCGGAGCGCTCAGCGCCCGGGCTGCCGGCGTTCCGAAGGGTGTTCCGGATCCGGGGCGGGGAGTGGCCAGGTGTGGGCCATCACGCCTGACCACCTCGCGCTTGACGCCTCTTCACCAGCGCGGCAGTATTTGATCAACTTCCGGGCGCTGAGCACAGCCCGGCTTACCCTGCAGGCGCTCGGCGCCGAGGGTCCTCGATTTTGCGCTGCCCCCACAGCGTGGCGACCTGCCCGGTCGCCACCTATGGGGGTAGGCGGCGACCGGGCAAATCCTCATCCATCGTCGTACCCCCATGCGAACGGGGGCAACGATGGCTGCTTGGGAACTGCACGAGGGCGACGCGCTGGCCGTGTTGCCGACCTTGGAGCCGGAGAGCGTCGACCTGGTGCTCGCCGACCCGCCGTACAACTCCGGCGGCCGGACGCAGAGCGACCGCACCCGCGAGAGCGCACGCGGCAAGTACGTCAGGAGCGACGCCCAGCACCAGCTTGCGGACTTCACCGGCGACAACCGCGACCAGCGCAGCTACACCGCCTGGCTCGCACTCATCCTCGCGCACTGCCTCGCGGTCGCCCGGCCGGGTGCTTCGGCGCTGGTCTTCTGCGACTGGCGCCAGCTGCCGGCCACGAGCGATGCGCTCCAGGCCGGCGGATGGCTGTGGCGCGGGATCATCCCGTGGCACAAGCCGATCTCGCGGCCGCGGATGGGCGGCTTCAAGGCCGAGTGCGAGTACCTGCTGTGGGGCTCCAAGGGCGGCATCGACGCGACGCGGAACCCGGTGTACCTGCCGGGGCTGTATTCCGCGAGTCAGCCTCGCGGCGCCAACCGGGTCCACATCACGCAGAAGCCGGTCGACCTGATCGCTGAGTTGCTCGGCGTATGCGTGCCCGGCGGCCGCGTGCTCGACCCGATGGTCGGCTCCGGCTCCACCGGCGTCGCGGCCATGCAGACCGGACGGACGTTCGTAGGAGTCGAAGCGTCGGCGCACTACGCCGCCGTCGCCCGGGAGCGGCTTCAAGCCGCCGAAGCGGAGTGGCGCAGTGGCAGCGCGCTGGGCTCATAACCCAGAGGTCCCCCGTTCGACTCGGGGCTCCGCTACGCATTGAGACCTCGGACCGCAACTGCGGGACGAGCGGGGGGTGGTGAAATCGGGCGGCGCTGCGGGGCGCCGCCCGATGTCCCTACTTGCAGATGTGCTTCTTCATCAACTCGATCGCCTGCTCGGCCTGCGCCCGGTCGATGGTGGCGTTGCCGCCCGACAGCCGCTCAACCACCCGGTCCGCGAGCGCCGTGCCGGTGATCTCGCCCGCCGCGATGTCCGCGCACGTCTCCTCGGCCCGGCGCACCGCGCGATCCTCGTTGGCGACCAGGCCCTCGTCGATCTCCGCCAGCGCAGTCAGGTAGGCCGCGCGGTCCTGCTCCGAGAACGACGGCTCGACGGCCGGCTCCGGCGCGGCGGCCGACGAGGTCGCTACCACCGGCGGGGTCTCGGGCGCGGCCGGAGCCGCGCCGTCCTCACCGCCACCACAGCCGCCGAGCGCAATGAGGCTCGCGACGGCCACAGCGACCGTCCACATGTTTTTGCTCATCCGAGCAGATTGGACGATCCGTCACCGTGGCGCCGCTCAGTGTCAGGGAGGCGACAGTGCCGCGCAGGACCACGACCGAGCGCGGGTACGGCCACGCCCACCAGCGCGAGCGCGAGCGGTGGCGCCCCAGGGTCGAGGCCGGGCTCGTCGACTGCCATGCCGGGCGGTGCATCGAGCCCGAGCGGGCGATCGCGGCCGACGCGGCGTGGGACCTCGGGCACAACGACGACCGCACCGCGTGGACCGGCCCGGAGCACCTGCGCTGCAACCGGTCCGCGGGCGGGCGCAACGGGGCTGCCGTCACCAACGGCCAGCGGGCCGCGTTGCGGCACTCGCGTCGCTGGTGACCGAAACGTTTAGAAAAATCTGGTGACCAGGGCAAATGACCCCCGCGCCAGTCGAGCTTTTCTCTCCCCGTGAGCCGAATTCCGGATCCGTAAATACGGGGCGTAATGACGGGAGGTGGGCCGGTGTGGAGCGCGAGTGCAGCAACTGCGGGAAGCCGTTCATGCCGAAGCCCGGTCCGGGCCGTCCGCGGAGGCGCTGTGAGGAGTGCCGACCGCCTGAGAAGCGCCGCGCCGACGCACCTCCGCTGAGCCCGCCGGCCCCGACAAACGTCCACCGGCTCCCGGCGCCATCGGCTGAGTCCGTCGCCCGCGCCGGACCGGTCGGCGCCACCCTCGAACGTCTGACCAACGCGGGTCGCGAGTCGACGCCGGAGGGCGAGATCGCGCTGACGCTCGCTGCGGCCCTCGCGGAGGGCGGACACACGGCGTCCGGTCTGGCCGCGCTGGCGAAGGAGCTGCGGGCGACGCTCGCGGCCGCGCTGGAGGGCGCACCCGTCGAGCCGGACCTCGTCGATGAGCTGAAGGAGCGCCGTGCTCGACGTCGAGGCGCCTGACCTGATCCGACCAGCGCACCTCTGGGTTCCACCGCGGCTGTCCTCGGCAGGCAGCGAGGCGGTCGACCTGGCCCGCGACGTCGGCATCGGCATCGACCCGGAGCAGGCGCTCGCCATCGACGCGATCCTCTCAGAGGGGCCGTTGGAGCAGCCGTGGGCCGCGCTGGAGGCCGCGATCATCGAGGCGCGCCAGAACGGGAAGACCATGGGCGTCATCAAGCCGGTCGTCATCGCCAACGTCATCCTCTTCGGCGCAACGCTGATCGCCTGGACCGCACACCGCTTCGTCACCGCACAGGAGTCCTTCCTCAGCCTGCAGGAGACGATCACCGGCTCCCCGCTGCTGTCGCGGCGGCTGAAGAAGATTTCCGAGTCGCACGGCGAGGAAGAGATCGAGTTCCACGGACAGTCGCGCACCTCGGCCGGTCCTCGGATCAAGTTCCTGGCCCGCTCGAAGACCGGCGGCCGCGGACTGAGCGGCAACCAGATTGTGCTCGACGAGGCATTCGCGCTGGAGCCCTCGCACATGGGATCGCTCATCCCGACGCTGGCGACGAGGCGGGACGCGCAAGTGCTCTACGGCTCGTCGGCCGGACTCAGGAACTCCGCGATCCTCCGCGCGATCCGCAACCGCGGCCGCGCCGGCGGCGACCCGTCGCTCGTCTACGTCGAGTGGTGCGCGCCGGAGGGTGGCTGCACCGAGGACGACTGCGACCACCGGCTCGGCGCCGAGGGCTGCGCCTTGGACGACGTCGAGCGCTGGCGCGCCGCGAACCCGGCCATCGCCCGCGGCCGGATCACCGTCACGTTCGTCGCCGCTGAGCGTCGTGCGCTTACGCCGGAGGAGTTCGCGCGCGAGCGCCTCGGCTGGTGGGACGACCCGATCACCGGCGGCGCCGAGCTGCTCGCGTCGTGGGAACAGTGCAAGGACGAGGACTCCGCACCCGCGGGGCGTCCGGTCCTCGCGATCGACGTGGCGCCCGGGTCGAAGTCGGCCGCGATCGTCGCCGCGATGTGGCGCCCCGACGGTCTGCCACACCTCGAAGTCGTGGCGCACGCGCCTGGCGTCGACTGGATCCCGGGTCGCGCAGTCGAGCTGCTCAGGCACCGCCCGCTCGACTGGGTCCTCGACCCGACCGGTCCCGCCGGTGCCCAGATCAACAGGCTCGCCGAGGTCGGCATTGTGCCGCGGCAGATGTCCACCCGCGACCTGGGCCAGGCCTGCGAAGAGTTTTCCTCCCGGACCGAGGCCCAGCAGCTGCGGCACCTGGGCGACCCGGTGATGGGACGCGCGATCGCCTCGGCCGGGCGCCGCTCGATCGGCGACGGCCTCTGGGCGTGGTCACGGACGAGAAGCGAGACGGACATCTGCCCGCTGGTCGGCGGCGCCGAAGCGCTGTGGGCCCTCGCCGTGTCCCCGCCTGAGGAACCGCCGCCCGCCGCTCCTGTCAACGCTCCGGCGGATGGCCGCTCCGAGACCAACGAGCTGGCCACCGCCGGCTTCTAACTCCGCGTCGGAGGTGACCACGCATGACCATCCCGGCCGCCCCCGTCAGCGAGATCGGCTACGCGAACCCGCACGCCGGCGACTGGTGGACCGTCCTCGACGAGGAGCCGACGCCGGAGCTGCGCTGGCCGCGCTCGGTCGAGGTCTACGACGCGATGCGCTCCCAGGACGCCCAGGTCGCCTCGGTACTCCGCGCGGTCACCCTCCCGGTGCGCCGCACGCCATGGCGAATCGACCCGGCCGGCGCTCGCGACGAGGTGGTGCAGCTGGTCGCCGACGACCTCGGTCTGCCGATCGTCGGTGCCGACGGCACCCGGCCGCCGCCCGCGCGGGTCCGCGACCGGTTCTCGTGGCCGGAGCACCTGCGCCAAGCGCTGCTCATGCTGCCGTTCGGGCACGCGTTCTTCGAGCAGGTCTACCGCATCACCGACGACGGCCGACGCGCGCGCCTCCGGAAGCTCGCACCGCGGATGCCGCGCACGATCGAACGGATCGACGTCGACCACGACGGCGGGCTGATCAGCATCACCCAGTTCAGCGCGAAGGCCGGCCAGCTCCAGCGCCCGATCCCCGTCTCCCAGCTCGTGGCGTATGTCCACGACCGAGAGGGCGGGAACTGGTTCGGCCGGTCGCTGCTGCGCCCGGCGTACAAGCACTGGCTGATCAAGGACCGGCTGCTGCGCGTCGACGCGCAGACCATCGAGCGCAACGGCATGGGCATCCCGGTCTACGAAGGCGCCGATGGCGAGAGCGACCTGAGCGCGGGCCTGAAGATGGCGAAGGCCTGGCGTGCCGGCGACTCCTCCGGCGCGGCCACCCCGCACGGCGCGAAGCTCCGGCTCGCCGGCGTCGAGGGCAGCCTGCCGAACGCCCAGCCGTCGATCCGGTACCACGACGAGCAGATCGCCCGCGCGGTCCTCGCGCACTTCCTCAACCTCGGCACGCAGACCGGCTCGTGGGCGCTCGGCACGACCTTCGCCGACTTCTTCACGCTGTCGCTGCAGACTCTCGCGCAGCAGGTCGCCGACGTGGCCACGTCGCACATCGTCGAGGACCTGGTCGACGTCAACTTCGGCGAGGACGAGCCCGCCCCGCGGGTCACCTTCGACGAGATCGGCTCGCGCCAGGCCGCCACCGCGCAGGCGCTGAAGATGCTCTTCGACGCGGGCGCGATCTTCCCCGACCGCACCCTCGAAGAGACGCTGCGCCAGCAGTACGGCCTTCCACCGAAGGACCGCCCGGCGCCCGCGCCCATCACCTCGGAGGACCAGTGACTACCCGAGCCCGGCGCGCTGCCCGCGCAAGAAACTTCACGCCTGCTGGCCCAACGCCGGCGGCCGGCCCGGATCAGACTCGGCAGCCGCCGTCCTGGTACCACGTCGGCCCGGTGCTGGCGCTCGCCACGGAAGAGGACGGCGAGGAGGCCGCGGCCGAGTCGACCAGCGCGGACGTCTACGTCTACGAGACGATCGGTGGCTGGTTCGGCATGACCGCCGACGACTTCGTCCGCGACGTCGCAAGCCTCGACGTCGACCAGATCGTCCTTCACCTCAACAGCCCGGGCGGCGACGCGTTCGAGGGCGTGGCGATCGCCAACGTCCTCCGTGCGCACCGGGCCCGCGTGGTGGTCCGCGTCGACGGCATGGCCGCCTCCGCCGCCAGCGTCATCGCGATGGCCGGCGACGAGGTGGTCATGGGCATCGGCAGCCAGATGATGGTCCACGACGCCTGGGGCTACGCGGTCGGGAACGCCGCCGAGGTCGAGCGGTACCTGCGCCGCCTCCACGCCACCAGCGACTCGATCGCCTCCACGTACGCCGCGCGCACCGGCGGATCCACCGAGGAGTGGCGCGCGATCATGCAGGCCGAGTCCTGGTACACCGCAGAGGAAGCGGTCGCCGCGGGCCTTGCCGACCGGATCGCGGCCGCCGACGAGACCGGCACCGCACAGGGTGAGCAGGTCACGCCGGGCGGCTCGTCCGCCTTCTGGGACCTCTGGGACAGCCTCGCCGACCAGGCGCGCCACGACCTGAGCATCTACACCTACGCCGGCCGCGAGCACGCACCCGCGCCACGTATCCCGGCCCGACAGACCCCGGCCGCGTCCGCGTCCGGCACCACCACGCAGGAGAGGAGCCCCGCCGTGGCGTTCAGCGACGAGCAGCTCACCACCATGCGGCAGCAGCTCGGCCTGGCCAGCGACGCCGACGAGGGCGCCATCCTGGCCGCGCTCGCCGAGCGTCTGGCCGAGCCGCCCGCGCCGCGCACCGCACCGGGCACCGTCACCCTCGACGAGGCCCAGCACGCCCAGCTGCTCAACGACGCGCGTGACGGCCGCGAGGCCCGCGCGCAGCAGCTGACCGAGCGCCGCGAGCGCCTGGTCCAGGCCGCGGTCGACGACGGCCGCATCCCGCCGGCCCGCCGCGACCACTGGATCGCGCAGCTCGCCGCCGACCCGGGTGCCGAGAGCACCCTGGCCGACCTGCGGCCGGGCCTCGTGCCGGTCAAGGAGATCGGCTACGCGGGCACCAGCAAGAACGAGGTGGCCGAGACCGACCCGGCCGCGAGCGACGACTACTGGTTCGCGGGCGTCGGCGCCCCGGCGAAGGTGGAGGGCTGATCCATGGCGAACGAGCTCATCCCGTTCGAGGAGCCGGGCCAGCGCATCACCGCGCAGGCGAGCGCCACCGTCACCGGCAAGCGGTTCGTCAACATCTCCGGCAACCGCACCGCCGGAGGCAAGTACCAGGTCGCGCCCGCCACCGCCGCGGGCGCGGTGTTCGGCGTCGCCACCTACGACGCCGCGTCCGGCGAGCCGGTCGGCGTCATCCGGTCCGGCATCGTCCCGGTCACCGCCGGGGGCACCATCGCCGCCGGCGCCCGGGTCGAGGTCGGCACCAACGGCCAGGCCGTCACCCTCGCCTCCGGTGTGGCCGTCGGCCAGTGCGTCGACGGCGTGACCAGCGGCAACGACGCGCGTATCGCGCTCAACCTCCTCTGAGACGGGACACAGCCAGATGCCCAACCAGCAGATCGCATACCCGCTGGCCGCCCCGACGCTCAGCGGCAACGTCCTCACGGTCGACACCGCGCTGCGGCAGCCGACCCGCATCACCCGCCGGATCATGGACCTCACCCTGGCCCGGTTCATCGTCGACCGGATCTTCGCCACCGCCGGCAGCGTCTCGGGCGGCTCGGTCGTCTACGACCAGGCCACCACCAACGAGCTCTACACCGACCGCGACGTCGAGCGCGTCGGCCCGGGCGACGAGTTCCCGATCGTCGGCTCCCAGCGCACGGTGCCGAAGGTCGCCCTGGTCGAGAAGTGGGGCGGCAAGTTCTTCATCACCGACGAGGCCCGCGACCGCAACGACGTCACGTTCTTCAACAACCAGGTCACCCAGCTCGCGAACACCATCGTCCGCAAGGTCAACACCCGCGCGGTGGAGACGCTGGAGGCGGCCATCACCGCGCTCGGCGGCGGCGGTACGTTCGTCGGCCACAACTGGGGCACCGTCGTCACCGGCGGCAGCTCCCAGACCAACAACAGCGGCTGGCCTGCCGCCGACCTCGGCCAGGCGCAGTTCCTCGCCGACACCGACGAGCTCGGCGTCACCTACGACCTGTGGCTGGTCAACCCGAAGCAGCGGATGCAGTTCTTCAACACCTACGGGTCGACGGCGCAGGCGGTCCTCGACTCCTACGGCGTCGAAATGTATGCCAGCAACCGCATCGCCAACGGTACCGGCTACGCGGTCGCCCGCGGCCAGGTCGGCGAGCTGCGCGTCGAGAAGGCGCTCGACACCGAGGCCTGGCGCGAGCGGGAGACCCAGCGCAACTGGGTTCAGTCCGACGTCCGCCCGGTCATGTACGTGACCAATCCCTACTCGATCAAGAAGGTGACCGGGCTCGATGGCTGAGAAGACAATCAAGCTGGCCTCGTTCTGGTACCTCGGCGAGGACGGCATCGAGCGCACCGCGCTGCGCGGTGAGACCGTCGAGCTGGGCGAGGCCGACGTCGCCCGCGGCGAGCGCCTCGGCGCCTTCGCCAGCGACGCGGACCTGAAGCCCGGCTCCGTGTTCGGCGACTGGTACACCGCGCAGGCGGCGAACCGGAAGGCCGCCACCGACGCCGGTATCCCGGCGCTGGTCGAGCCGGTCACCCCAGACGCCCCCGAGAAGCCGGCCGCCAGCGCGTCCCGCGCGGCCTGGGCGGCATACGCGGCCAGCAAGGGGGCGCCGGAGGCAGAGACCGCCGAGCAGGGCGGCCTCACCCGCGACCAGCTGCGCGAGAAGTACGGAGCCTGACGGTGGCGGACCTGTTCGAGCTGACCGAGCTGGCGGACTACCTGCAGCAGGGGCCGCTCGACGAGGCCAGCGCGACGGTCGCCCGGCGTAAGGCGTCCGGGTGGCTGCGGTCCGCTACCAAGCTCACCGCCTGGCCTGACCCGGTTCCCGACGACCTGTGGGGCTGGGCGATCGAGTTGGCCGCGCTGGCGTACGACAACCCGGCGATGCTCGCCAGCGAGCAGGTCGGCGCCACGTCGCGCACCGCCGACCGCGGACGCCTCGCCGCGATCCTCGACGCGGCCCGTGCGGCCTACCTCGACCCGGCCACGGCTGGCGGCGGCCCGCTGCACTCCTTCCCCGAGCCGGACTGGCAGTGGCAGGGCGGCATCGTCACCAGGCGATAGGAGGAGACCGTGCAGCTGCGTGACCGCATCACCCGCCTCCGCGCTCCGCTGATCGCCGACGGGTACGGCAACCAGGGCCCGGACTGGCCGGCCGCCGTGACCGCGGTGCTCCGCGCGAGCGTCCAGCCCGCGTCGTCGACCGAGGACGTCGTCGACGAGCAGCGCACCGTCACCCGGTGGCGGGTCTGGCTGCCGCGGACCGCCGACCTGCTCGCCACCGACCGGATCGAGTGGGACGGCCAGACCTACGAGGTCGAGGGCGACGTCGAGCACTGGAAGGACCGCGGCCAGCTCCACCACCTCGAAGCGGTGATGATCAAGGTGACTCAGGGGTGACCGTGTACGTCCAGCCCGACGTTGACGCCGCCCTGGTCGTCTACCTCACCGCGCACCCCGCGCTGGCCCCGCTGCATTCCGGCCGGGTCGGCACCCGGCTCGCGCCCGGTAGCGCGCCGGCCGTACGGACGTCCTCGCTCGGCGGCGCATACGCCTGGCCGTGGGAGTCGACGCCCGAGTTCCAGATCGAGTGGTGGGGCGGCGATCAGGCTGCCGCAAGCCGACTCGCGCGCACCGGCGAGGCCGCGCTCTACGGGCTGCTCGGCCCGATCACCGGCGGCTGGATCACCGCCCTCGACATCCCCCTGTCGATGCTCTGGTCCCCGGACGAGACCAGCGGCAGGGCCAGATACCTCACGCAAGTCCAGCTCACAGTGAATCCGGAGGGGTCGACGTGACCGACCGCATCGTGACCTCCGACATCCCCTTCGGCGACCCGGGCCGCGGCGTGTTCGCGTACCGGGTCGGCGACAAGGTGTCGGAGGACGCCGTCAAGGCCAACGGCTGGGAGGACTACGTCGCCTCCCCGTCGTCGAAGGCCGGCCAGCACGCCGCGGCGGCCGCCGCCGGCCAGGAGACTCCGGCCGCGGCCGGCAAGGAGGCGAAGTAGATGGCGAACGTGACCATCCAGCCCGGCCAGATCAAGACCGGCCCGGGCGTCATCCGCTGGGCGCCGCTCGGCACCGCCGCCCCGGCGCCGACCGCAGTCGGCGGGAAGATCGCCGTCACCTGGGACGCCGCGTGGCTCCAGGTCGGCGCCACCGACGCGGGCCTGACCTACACCGAGTCCACCAGCACCGAGCAGATCCGAGTCGCGGAGTCGCTCTACGCGGTGAAGACCGTGACCACCGAGAAGTCCGGCACGGTGGCGTTCGAGATGAACCACATCTCCGACGTCAACTGGAAGCTCGCCATGAACGGCGGCACCATCACCGTCACCGGCTCGAACGGCACCAAGCTCAGCTCGTACGTGCCACCGCTGACCGGCAACGAGGTGCGGGTCCAGCTCGCGTTCCTGTCGTACGACGACGAGGAGCTGATCTGGTGGCCGCAGGTCTTCAACGGCGGCTCCGTCGAGACCGCGCGCGGCACCGTGGAGACCAAGGCCGGCCTGCCGGTCGAGTTCGCCGCCGAGCTGCCCGACGCCGCCGTGCTGGCCACGCCGTACAAGCGGTGGACGGCCGGTTCGCTGGCACAGGGGGTCTGACGATGGGACACCTCGGAACCTTCGGCGCCGCGGTCCGCGAGGCGAACCCGACAGCCGAGAAGGACAGCTTCGAGTTCTTCGGCGAGACGTTCACCGTGCACGGCGTCATCCCACCGATGCTCATGCTCCAGATCGGCGCCGCGGCCACCGGCAAGATCGACGAGCAGGAAGGCCTCGGCGCGATGTGGGAGGCCATGCGGTGCAGCCTCACCATTCCGGCCACCGGCGATCAGCCCGCGGACGGCAAGGCCTTCGACCGGCTCTACAAGCTCGCGGTCAACCATAACTGCAACATTGACGAGCTGATGCGGCTCGCCATGGCCCTGTTCGAGGTGCAGGCCGGCCGCCCTACGCAGGAGCCGCACGGCTCCTCTCTTGGGCAGTCCTCCACTTCGCCGAGTTCGAGCACCTCATCCTCAGCCTCCCCGGCCTCGCCGGCGGACGCGAACCCGAAGCTCGCGGGCATGGTCCCGGTGGCCACGGTCCTGGGTGGCTGACCCGGCTCTCGCCCCGGCTGCTCTGCAACCTCATCTACGTGCACCTCGCCCAGCGTCAGGAGCACGCCGAGAAGTGCGGCCGCGACGTGTGCGCCGCGGACTGCGGGCACCGGCGCTTCGCCGAGTGGCTCGACGCACCCCTGCTGCCGTCTGAGATCCACGCCCACGAACGCCGCGAAGAACGCCTCGCGGCGCTCTGGCGCGGAGAGATTCCCACCTGACAGGAGGACCTCGGTGCGCACCGACAACAAGCCGATCCGTCCCGAGGTCCTCGCCGCCTTCTCCCAGGTGCCGGAGGTGGCCAAGGCGGTCCGCCAGGTCGCCAACGCGATCCGCCGCGACGCTCGCCAGCTGGCACCGAAGGACACCGGCAACCTCCGCCGCAACATCCAGGTCGAGCGGGTCTACGACCCCGAGGAGGGCCTCGTGTTCTTCCTCGTCGGCTGGGGCGGCCGCGCCTGGTACGGGCTGCTCGTAGAGACCGGCACCGAGAACGAACCACCCCGGCCGCACCTCGTCCCGGCCGCGATCAAGAACGGGGCCCGATGAGCGTCATGCGGACCGCGTTCGTCGCGGTCATGCCCCAGCTGGACAACTTCGGTGCCGAGCTGACCAAGAGGCTCAAGCGCATCGACGCCACCAAGGACGGCAACCGCATCGGCGCGCAGATCGCGGCCGGAATCCAGGACAAGCTCAAGACCGGCGTCACCGCCGGACTCGGCGCTCTGGGCATCGGCGCCGGCGTCGGTGCCGGGATCGCCTCCGGCGTGGCCGGCGCCCTCGACGTGAGCAAGGCGACGGACAAGCTCCGCGCCCAGCTCGCCCTCACCCAAGCGGAGTCCGCCCGGATCGGAGAGGCCGCCGGCGCCCTCTACGCCCGCGGCTACGGCGAGAGCCTCGGCGAGGTCAACGACGCGATCGCCTCCGTGATCCGCAACATCCCCGAGCTGCGCGACGCCAGCGTGCCGGTCCTCGACGAGATCGCGGCCGGCGCGCTCAACATCGCCCGCGTCTTCGACGAGGAGGTCGCCGGCGTTACCGCAGCGGTCTCCTCGATGCTGCGCAGCGGTCTCGCGCCCAGCGCACAGGCGGCCCTCGACGTGCTGACCGTCGGCTTCCAGAACGGCGCCGACAAGGGCCAGGACCTGCTCGACACGTTCACCGAGTACAGCGTCCAGTTCACCAAGCTCGGCCTCACCGCTCCACAGGCGCTGGGCGCGATCACCCAGCTGCTCGACGGCGGCGCCCGCAACGCGGACATCGCGGCCGACGCCTTCAAGGAGTTCTCGATCCGTGCGATCGACGGCTCCAAGACCACGCTCGACTCCTACAAGGCCCTCGGCCTCTCCGCCGACACCTTCGCGAAGACGCTGGCCTCCGGCGGCCCTGCGGCGACCAAGGCCTTCGACACCATCGTCGACAAGATCAACGCGATCCAGGATCCGGTAAAGCGGAACACCATCGGCGTCGGCCTCTTCGGTACCCAGTGGGAGGACCTGGGCGATGCGTTCCGCAACCTCAACGTCAGCTCGCTCACCTCCGAACTACGCGACCTCAACGGCGCTACGTCCGGCCTCGCCGACCAGTCCGACGGCGCACGGGTACAGGGCTTCATCCGCAGCATCCAGCAGGGCTTCATCGGCGTCATCGGCGGCCAGGCCATCCCCGCGGTCAAGGACTTCGCCGCAGCACACCGCGACCAGCTCAACGGCGCGATGGACACGGCAGCCCGGATCGGCCGCGAGGTGGTCCTCCCCGCTCTGCGCGAGATCGCGGTCTACACCACCGGCACGTTGATCCCCGCGATCGGCGACACCGTCCGCTGGTTCCAGGACCACGAGACCACCACGAAGATCCTCGGCGGCACGCTGGCCGGCACGGTCATCATCGTCAAGGGCTACGGCGCGGCCGTCGCCGTAGCGGGCGCGGCCACGAAGGCGTGGGGCGTCGTAACCGCGATCGCCAGCGGCGCCCAGGCCGCGTACAACGCCGTCCTCGGCATCGGCAACACCACGCTCGGCGTCTGGGTGGGCGTCAAGGCCATCGAGCTCGCCGCCTGGGTGCGCACCACCGCCGTCACGGTCGCCGCGACCGCCGCAACGATCGCCTCCACCGTGGCGCAGAACGCGGCCGCGATCGCCAGCCGGGTATGGGCGGCCGGCCAGTGGCTCGTCAACGCGGCGCTGACCGCGAACCCCATCGGCTTGGTCGTCGTCGCCATCGGCGCCCTGGTCGCCGCGGTGATCATCGCCTACCAGAAGAACGAAACGTTCCGGAACATCGTCAACGCGGTCTGGGCCAGCGTGAAAACGGCCATCGGCGCCACGGTCACCTGGTTTCTGCAGTACGTGTGGCCCTGGCTGAGCAAGGCCATCGACGGGATCATCTGGTACTTCAAGATGCTGCTGACCATCACCATCAGCGTCTGGAGCGGCATCTTCAACGCCATCCTGTCCGCGTGGAACTGGATGCGCGACCGCGTTTTCAACCCCCTCGGCGAGTGGATCACGAAGACGCTGCCGAACGCCTTCCGGACCGGCGTCGACGCGATCAAGGGCGCCTGGGAGCGAGTGAAGGACGCCGCGAAGGTCCCCGTGACGTTCGTGGCGAACTCGGTGATCAACCCGCTGATCCGCGGCATCAACTCCGCCGCGTCGTTCGTCGGCGTCAAGGACCGCATCCCCGAGATCCGCGGCTTTGCGTCCGGCGGCCAGATCCCGGGCGCGCCGAGTCTGCGGGACAACCGACTCGCCGTCGGGCCGAACGGTCTGCTCAAGGTCGCCAGCGGTGAGTTCATCACCAACACCCGGTCGACGCTGGCCAACCTCGGGCTCATCAAAGCGATCAACGCCAAGCGCGGCCGCGTGACCCGAGACGACGTCGACCCGTATCTCGACGGCCGCGAAGACGGCGGCCAGGTCGGCACCGGCTCCGGGATCGGTGACTTCTTCGGCCGGGTCATCAACGGCGCGAAGGGCCTCGGCGAGTGGGTCACCGACTCGAAGAGCGCGCTCCAGCGTCTCGCCGGGCCGCTACTCGCCAAGATCCCGGGCGCAGGCAGCCTCGGCGCGCTCGTGCGCGGCATGGGCGGCAAGCTCGTCGGCTGGGCCGGAAAGTGGCTGACCGACAAGCTCGGCGGTGACGGCGGCGGCCTGGGCGGTCAGTCCGTCCTCGGCGGCTGGCAGGGGATGCAGCGCCTGATCAGCAACCGCTTCCCGAGTCTTCGGCTGATCTCCGGGCTTCGGCCCGGCTCCCGGACGCTGAGCGGGGAGCTGGACGAGCACTCTCGCGGCCGCGCGGTCGACTACCCCGCGGTCCGGGCGCTCGCGGCGTGGATCAAATCCACGTTCGGCGCGCGCACCAGGGAGCTGATCACACCCTGGCACGACCTGAACCTTTGGCAGGGCCGACCCTTCCGGTACACCGGCGACGTCTACGACCAGCACGCCGGCACCGGCCGCTTCCAGGGCAACGAGCACATCCACTGGGCTGCAGCCTTGGGCGGCCTGGTCGGCAAGGGTTCCGGCCTGCCCTTTGGCTCCTACGACGCGGGTGGCCACCTGCCGCCCGGGCTGTCCATCGCCCACAACGGCACCGGCCGCCCGGAGCCGGTCGGGCACGACCTCGCCGGCACCCGGGCGTACAGCATCACGGTCAACGTCCAGCCCGGCGCGCACCCAGCAGAAGTCGGGCGCCAGATCGTGGAGTCGATCAAGGCGTACGAGGCCAGCTCCGGATCGAGGTGGAGGCAACGGTGAGGGTGCTCGTCGACGTCGGTCTGCAGCACGGCGCCGAGATCGACCCGACGTACCTGCTCATCGGCCACCCGGTCAACGGCCGGATCGGCACGGGCCGGATCGGCACGGTCGACGTCCTCGCGGACTACTCCAACCGGCTCATGTCACTGTCGGTCGAACGGACCTCGACCCGACGGACCGGGCCGATCGTGGAGTACAACGCCGGCACGTGCTCCGTGCAGCTGCTCAACGATGACGGCCTGCTCGACCCGTTCACGATCGAGCAGGCCGGCCTCACCGCACCGGGCGTCGTACTGCGCATCCGCTTGGAGCACGACGGCGTCACCTACCCGATCTGGCGCGGCTTCGTCGACACCTGGATCCCGTCGCACGACGCTCCGGACCACGCGACGGTCACCATCACCGGGACCGACGGCCTCGGTCGGCTCGCGGGCGTGCCTCGCCTCGCCGCCGCGGTCCCGGTCGGCGAGGGCGACCTCAGCGGCGCGCGCATCCACCGCATTCTCGACACCGCGGGCTGGCCGGCCGAGGCGCGAAAGATCGCGGCGGGCGACACCGCGCTGCGGGCCACCGACCTCGCGGGCAACCCGCTCGACGAGGCCCAGGACGTGGCCACCGCGGAAATCGGCGAGCTGTACGTCGACGCCCAGGGCGACATCGTCTTCCGCTCACGCCACGCGCTCCTGACGGACCCACGCTCGTCGACGAGCTGGGCGACGTTCGGCTCGAACACCGCCGCGGGCGAGATTCCGTACGTCGGCCGGCCCGGCATCAGCTACGACCGGATGCAGATGGTCAACCGCGTCACGGTCACCCGCGACGGCGAGGACGCCGCGCTGCCGGTCGTCGAGGACGCCGCCTCCATCGGCCGCCACGGCTTGCACGCCATCGAGGAGACCCTCCCGGTCACCACCGACGAGGCCGCGCTCGGGTGGGCCCGCTGGATTCTGTGGCAGGAGTCGGAGCCGGAGTTCCGGTTCACCAGCCTGGCCATCGACGCCCGGATCGATCCAGACACCGTGCTGCCGCACGCGGCCGGCCGCGAGATCGGCGACCGGATCACCGTGGTCCGCCGGCCACCAGGAGGCATCGTCGACCAGCGCGACTGCTTCATCCGCAGCATCTCCCACACCTGGTCTCCACCAGATCGATGGCAGACCACCTGGGGCCTTCAGGGCGCCGACCGCTACCGGTTCTTCGTCATCGGCCACCCGAGTCAGGGCGTCATCGGGGCCAACGTCATCGCGTACTGAGCAGGAGGCCTCGTGCCGATCAAGACCTTCACCAACGGGTCCGTGCTGACCGACGACGACCTCAACACGTATCTCATGCAGCAGACTGTCATCCGCTGCACCTCGGGCACACGGCCAGCATCGCCGGTGGCCGGGATGCTGATCTACGAGACGGACACGGACCTGTATCGCCGGTGGCTCGCAGGCACGTGGGACTTCGTCGCGGTCGGCCAGAAGATCCTCGCGGCGGGCCTGATCACCGCCCAGTCGTCCGGCAGCAACTCCGGCACCTCGGTGCCCGTCTTCCGGTTCGACGACATCCCGATCCGCCCGAACCGCAATATCCACATCGTCGCGACCGATTTCGGCGTCACGGCGAGCAACAACCAAAACTCTGCGCTGGTGCGGTGGACGGCCACGGAAGACGGCTCAACGCCGACCGTCTCGTCGACCGAGATCGGCCGAACCTCGGTGCGCATCGAGATCTCGGCCGCCTACCCGACCGCCACCTGGACGTCGAAATACCGGTCCCCGGCGACGCCCGTCACCCTCTCACTGCTCATGAGCATCAGCCGCACCGCGGGCAGCAACACCGTCTATGTCCAGCCGTCGAACTCCGGGATCGAGATTCTCGTGCTCGATATGGGCCCGGCCCCGTCCTACACCGGCACCGTCCTCTAGGAGCGCGCATGCCATTCCCGAGCGTGGGCTACACCCCTGTCGCTGTTGATTACAACGTGCAGATCTCCGGCCCGATGAATGCCTCCGTCACGATCAGCACCCAGTCGTTCGGTGACCCGGCCTGGGAGGACGCGCTGCCCGCAGCGGTGAGCGCCTTTCGCGACTCGCTCATCGCCACCGGCTGCGACGTCGCGGTCTACGAGGTGGCCGCCGGCACCATCGAAAGGCAGCTCCACTGATGGCACGCAACCCGAACCCGGCCAGGATCACCGACGAGATCTGGTCGCTGTGGGAGCGGTTCGACGCGTTGGAACCGTCCGCCCTGCTCGGTGGCATCTACGCGGCCAAGCCGGGCTACCACAACTACCGAGACGCCCTCTGGAGCGGCGACTACTCCCGCGCGGAGGTCGCCGCCGACCGGCAAGGCCCAGGCGACAAAGCCGCGGCCCTCGACCTCACGATGTCCGCCGAGGCGATGCGCCGGTATACGACCCGGCTCGACGTGGCCGCACGAACCCGGGACGAGCGGCTCTACATCGGCGGCGTGCCGATCATCCGCGAGTTCATCGGCACCAAGGACAGCCGGTCCGTCTACTGCTACGTCCTCACCGGCGGCTGGCCGCTCGGCGTCGGCGCGGACGCCGGCCCGGACCCGGGCCGCGACACCACACACCTGTGGCACCTGCACATCTCGTTCATCCGCCGGTTCGTGACCTCGCAGGACGCGATGAACCGGCTCTACTCCGTGCTCGCCGGCGAATCCCTCGCCACCTGGCGCGCACACGGCTCTGAGGAGGGCGACATGGCTGCGGCCGAAGACCTGTGGCGACTGCTGTTCAACGGCGGCTACCCGCCGGGCGTCTCCGCCACGCACAACGGCGGCATCGACCGGGCGGAGATCTACAAGCGATTCCAGGCGATCCAGACCGGCCTCACCGCGGTGAACGCCAGCCTCACCAAGATCGCGGCGCTGCTGGCCCAGCAGGACGACGTCGACGCGGAGGAGGTCATCGCCGGCTTCATCGCGGCGTTCCCCCTCGGCCGGCTCGCCGAGCTGCTCGCCGCCGAGCTGGCCGAGGGCGGCCTCAACCCGGACGAGCTGGCCCAGAAGATCACCCAGGCGCTGCCGCACGACCAGGCACGCGCATTCCTGGACGCGCTGGCCGACGCGATCGGCAACCGGGCGGACCCCGAGGGCGACGCTGCCACCTCGGCCGCCGCGGCTGCACACGCCTCCGCGCAGGCGGAGGGCTGATGGGCGGCCGGCCGCTGACCCTGGCGACCGGCCGGCACCCGTTCGAGGTCAGCACGCTGCTCGCCGCGCTGATCGTCGGCGTGGCGCTGCAGCTGGGCGGCGCGGTCACCCCGCGGTCCGTCTCGACGGCGATGCCGCCCACCATCCAGACCGTATGGGCGATCGGCCTGATCGTCGCCGGCGCCGTCGGCCTCATCGGTCTCGCCTGGCCGCGCACCGCGCTGCTGGCCGGACTCGCCTTGGAGCTGGCCGGTGTCGCGGTTCTCGGTGCCGCGGCGACGATGTACTCGATCGCTCTCTACGCCGTCAGCGGTGCCCAGGCAATCGCCGCCGGTGGCTTCGTCAGCGCGGTGGCCATCGCTTCCTGGTGGCGCTGGGTGCAGATCATCCTCGACCTGCGGCGGCTCGGCCGCGCCGCGGACGTCGGCGAGACCATGGACGTCCCGCTACTGCTGGACGGTGACCGATGAGCGGCGGCATCCTCGGCCAGGTCCTGACCGTGATCGCCGCGCTCGGCGGACTGCTCGGCGCCGCCGGGGGCCTCACGGTATGGGCGCAGCGCCGCAAGCTCCAGGCGGACACGGCCGACGTTCTCACCGACACCGCGCTCACCCTGGTCCAGCCTCTCCGTGAGCGCGTCACCGAGCTGGAGGCGGAAACCCGCGAGGCCAGCCGCAACGTGCGCGAACTCAACGACGCGGTGGTCTCGCTGACCGGCACGCTCAGGGACTGGCGGATCGCGATCCTGAGCCCTCACGTCACCCGCGACGAGCTACGCGCGATGGTGACGCGGCCGGTCGAGGTGCCGAACGGGCGTGTGGACGTTGGCTAAACGGCCTGCGCGCAACCTCGGCAGAGCGAGAGTTGCAATGAATTGAGACAATGCCTGCATGACTGTGGGTGCTGCCGAGCTAGTAGCGCAGGTTCTGGTCGGACTTTTTATCGCAATGCTTATCGAGCTGAGACAGCTACTTTCTAACTCCAGGGATCGGGCCATTGCGCTAGAAAGAGCAGGTGCAGCGCGAAGGGTTGACGATGCGCTCTCGAAATTTCGGGTCAGTATGGCGCGAATGCTCCTCTTCTACGCGTTGCCGGCTTTGGCGCTCTCCACGCTCGCGCTCGCCTTCTGCCTACAAAGCGTGATCAACGACCGCCCCATGACTCACGGCTCAGCGGTCGTCGTTAGGATTTGCCTCTGGCTACAGGTCTTTTTTGTGGTGATGCTGCCAACAGTCGAATATGCCATACGAGGCTGGGAGTTAATCTTTCCAGATCGCGAACCACCTCGATTCATAAAGGCTCTCATTCAGGCCGGGTTCATGGCACTTTGGGTCTCTACCGGGGTTACTCTCCTGATGCGTTAGGCTGAGACCAATATCTCGACTTGCCTCAATGTGAAATTCATTTGATCGCCAAATTGCGATCCAGAAGCCTCACCGGCTGAGCGGGCGCCACTTCGACCGCGGTCCCGGCGCCCAGCCGATCAGGTAGTCGACACCGCGGCGCGCGCGGTCCTCAGTGAGCCCGCGCCACTGCACGCGCTCTTCCCGGCGCTGCCCCCAGCGGCTCACGCCGACGACGGCCCACGTGCCGTCCGGATCGCGCTCCAGCAGCACGTCTTTCCTGGCCATGCCCCATTGGCCGTTGAACCAGTGCTCCACCCTCTCCGCGTCCTGCACGTCCGCAGGCTACGCGCGCTAGCACACGTGTGCGATCAATCCAGGAGTGATCATGAAGATTTTCGGTCGGGAGCCCGCGCTCGTCATCGGCGCGATCGGCTCCCTGCTCACCGTCCTCGCCGCGCTCAACGTGCCCGGCATCGACGCCGGCGCGGCCGCGGCCATCACTTCGCTGATCGCGGCGGTCATCATGGCGGTGACCACCCGCCCGATCGCTCCGGCACTCTTCACCGGTGCCGTGGCGGCCGGCGCCGCGCTGCTCGCCGAGTACGGCTTCGCGGTCGCCGACGGCACGATCGGCGCGATCTCCGGCGCGGTCATCGCCGCGTTCGCCCTCTTCGGCGTGCGCCCCCAGGTCGAGCCCGCGGGCGCCACGCCGCCGGCCACCGCCAGCTGATCCACCACTTCCCGACCACCACACCAGTCGGCCCGCCCCGGGGAATCCCCGGGGCGGGCCGTTCTGTGCGTCCGCGGGCGGCGGCGGGCATCCGAGCGACCCCGAGGGGCCTCGCGCCCAGCCAGCCCAGCGCGATCTCCCGCCGCTCTCAACCCTGGCTGTCCGGGCCCGCGACTGCCCCAACATAATCGATTAGGCAGTATGACGCGACCCCGGGTGCCTGGCGGGGGTCACCCGGGGTCGCTCTCAACCCGTCCTGCCACCGTGGGAACCCAGGACGAGGAGTAGATGGCGGCTCCAGCCGTACCGGGGGCCGGAGCCGCCGCCCGCGCGAGTGCTTGTCCGCTCGGGAGCCGCACCCGCGCGGGCTGTCAGGCGGTCGTGAGGTGGTCGAAGTCGCCGTCCTTCGCGCTGGCGAGGAACGTGTTCCACTCCTCCGGCGTGAACTGCAGCGCCGGGCCGGTCGGCGCGGCGCTGTTGCGCATCGCCACCCCGGTCGGCACCGATGCGACCTCGACGCAGTTCGGGCCGCTGTTGTCGCAGCGCCGGCCCTTCTGCCAGCCGACGATCGTGCTGGCGTCCTGGGTGTGCAGCATCTCTCGCTCCTTTTCTCCGGCCGCCACCGCGGCGACCTGGTCCAGCTCGCCTCGCCTGGCGAGGTATTCGCGCGCCCAGATGATCTGGGTACACGCAGCCGGGTCGCTGCGGCAGATCAGCCCGCAGTGCCCGCGGGTCTCGTGGGCCTCCACGGTTCGCCGCGCCGCGCGGTGCTCGATCACGGCGTCGACCGGCTCATCCGTCGCGCCCCTCACGCGGGGCGTTCCTGCTGCCGCTCGGCCACGCGCTTGGCCAGCCGCTCCCACTCGTCCATCAGCAGCCACGCGGTGGCGTGTACTCCCGGCGCAGCCAGTACCGACAGCCGGATGCGCACGATTCCATCCGTCCCGAGGTGCAGCCTCGCGGTGATCTGGCCGCCGCCGGCGCCGCCGAGGGGCGAGACCGAGGGCTGTCCGACGGACATAGCCCGCCCGAGCCACGCTCCGTCAGGCATCCACGGTCCGGCCTCGCGCGCCGCAGGGCGGCCGCTCACGTCCACGCCACGAAGCGCTTGTGGAGGTCGGCCGGGCGCGCATTCGGCATCTCCCGCGCCGCGAGTACCAGCTGCTCGGCGAGCACCGCGGCAAGAGCATCCCCGTGCTCAGCGGCAAGCTGCGCGCGGGCAACGTCGCACGGCCACGCCTGCCCGTCCTGCGCGCAGAGCCAGCTCGGCCGCAGCGGGTCGTGCGGCGGCGCCAGCACGGTGGCGTACGTTGTCCAGCCGCGAGTCACAGTGCTGCTCCCTTCGCGCCGGGGCGCGGCAGCAGCGCTAGGTCACCGCAGCTGCCGCCGCACCCGGATCCGGGAGCGCAGCGAGTTCGAGGGCCATCCCGTTCCCACTGCGCTCGTCGACGGCGCGGCGACCTGCTGATGGCCGTGGGGCGACCTGTGTAATGGACGATCGCCGCGCCACCAACAGCCTGTCCATGACCGGGGGCGAATAGTAGGGGTCCGGCGGTCGCCCGGCGTCCGGTCCACTCTCCACACTGTCCGGCCGTTTCCGGACACGAGGCGGACAGCGGGCCGTCTTGCGCTGATCAGGCTCGTAAGCTAGGGCTATGACCGACGCGCTGCTCGTGGCCACTGCCGTTCCCTCGCATGATGACGCCGTCGCGATCGCCCGAGCTGCGATCGAGGCGTCCCTCGCCGGGTCGGCACAGATCGTCGGACCGGTCGAGTCGGTGTTCCGGCACCTCGGCGAGGTGGGTACGGGCGAGGAGTGGCAGGTGCTTCTGCGCACCACCGATGCCAGCTACGCGGCCCTGGAGGCCCACCTGGTCGAGGCGCACCCGTGGGACAACCCCGAGGTCATCGCCATTCCGCTGGTCCGGGCAACGCCGGCGTATCTCGCGTGGCTCCAGCGGGCAACGACGGCACCGCAGGCCTAGTTGCAGCGAGGCGCTCGCGCAGGTCATGTCCCGCCTGTAGCTCTGCCGGGAGCCGGTCTGAGACCGCCTCGATTCGCTCCCACGGGCGAACGGACGCGACGCCATCCGCGAGGTCGAGCGCGTCTATGGCGAGCTCGACCGCTTTCTCCGGCTCGCCGGCGTCGACGTAGGCGTCCGCCAGCCATGAGGTGTAGAGCGCCTTGTCGCGGGCGTGGGTCTCCGGCATCCCTTCGAGCGCGTCCTCCAATGCGCGGATCGCGCGGATCGGCCGCTGCAGCACCGACCAGACGCGGCCGCGCATGATCTCCACCTCGGTCGCGTCCACCCACGCCGACCAATCCGGCTCACCCGGACCGTGCGCCACGGCCGCGGCGGTGGCGATGTCCATGTGTCCCGCGGCGGCATCGCCACGGCCGGCCATCGCCAGCGCCCATGCACACCGCTCGTTCAGCAGCGCCCGGACGCTGGCCGGAACGTCGTCGCCCGCCGTCCGGCACGCCTCGATCGCCAGCTCGCTCGCCGGCCGCCGCAGCGCCAGCAGCTGGTAGGCCAGCAGCGCCAGCGCGTTGCCCGCGAGCGCGGCGGCGGGCACCTTCTCGGCGGCCGTGCGCGCGGTGTTCCGTGCCTGCTCTGCGGCGGCGAGGCTGAGGCGGTAGAGCCTCTCCGCCTCCGGCTGCCAGCCAGCATCGAAGGCGGCCCAGCCCGCCTGCTGTGCCTGCTCAGCCAGTAGGCACAGCAGCTGCCGCCCGACGTCATCGGAGTAACTGCCGTCGGCCAGCAGCGCCTCGGTCGCGGCCACCTCGCCGAGGTACACCCGATACGTGTCAGCACCGCCCACCAGGTCGTCCAGCCGCCGCAGCCTCGCCGCGCGCCGCTGCAGCCGGTCGACGCTGGCGGATCCCACGCGGCCGGTGCGGTGCGGCGATGCGCTGCTGGCAAGGCCGCCGGCCATCGCGGCTAGGCCGAGCTGTACCGCCTGGCGGCGCGGGATGGTGATGGTCTGCGCCAGCCTCACCAGCTCACCCGCCGCGCCGAGCGCGTCGTCCAGCAGCTTCACGGTCTCCTCCGTCGGGCACGCCTTGCCCGTCTCGAAGTCGCTGATCTGCGTCTTCGAGCTGAGCGCTCGCCGGCCGAGGTCACGCTGAGAGAGTCCGCGCGCCTGACGTAGATCACGCAGGCGGGCGCGCCATTCCTCGTCGACTTCGACCGTCCGCCCCACGGCAGCCTCCCCAGGCTGAGGACTGGGTGCGGCAGCGTAGCCGCTGCCTCGGAGGTTACAACGAGACGCGACCGGCGTAGGCCCGGCACGACCAAGGGCCGCACCCGCGAGGGGTACGGCCCTTGGTGCTGCGGATTACGCGGGCGGTCCGATGATGTCAGCGATTGATGCGTCGACCGTTTTGAACGACAGGTCGGTGATGAACTCGCCCGCCTGGTTGTAGACCTTCGACCCGTTCGGTCCCTCCTCTACGCGCCATGCGCCGTTGCCGGGGTCGGGGATGGTTGCGGTCGTGCCGTCCCAGTTGACGCGAGCGTCGGTGGCGTAGCGGCTCATGCTGGTCTCCTGTCTGGGCAGCCGGTCTGGCCGTCCCCGCGCAGCACCCGGGTGAGTCCAGGTGCTGCACGGCGGGTCGGTCAGCGGCGGGTGCGCAGCCATCGCCACGCCCGGCCGGCGTGCCGTGCGGCCGACGTTGCGTGCGAGCGCAGTACCAGCACGGCGATGCCGACCACGAGCGTTGCCGCGAGCGGGTTGTCGATCACGAGCTGGCCGAGGCGCACCAGCAGCACGACGGCGAGCAGCGCGCCGAGCGCGATCCCGGCGGCTCGGTACGCGGTGCGGCGGCGGGCGGAGGGCACCGCCAGGCTGCCGCGGCTCGGCGGGCGCCGGCGGGTGCGTGCCGCGCGGATCGCCGCGATCTCCTCGGTCGTCAGCTCACCGAGGTCTTCGGTCTGGCTCCGGTCGTCAGTCATCGCGGTCTCCATCGGCACTTCCCTTACTCAGGAATTCGTGTTTCGCGGCCCGGGCGATCCGTTTGGCATGGCTTTCGGAATAGGCCCAGTGGTCCTGGATACCGCGGGCGGTTCGGGCGATCGTCAAGCCTTTCTCGGCCATCCGCATCGCGTACTCTTCGACGGTCTCTTCCTCTTCTTCGAACCGCTCTTCCTCGGCGGGTTCGGCGGGTTCGGGGGCTTGCCCGGTCAGCGCGAGGCCGAGCATCCGCAGCCGGTGCCGGGCCTCCTCGGCGACCTGGCCGCGGAGCGGCGGGGGTTCAAACGAGGGGGTCTCGCGGGGTTCATCTTCAGGTTCATCGCGGGGGTTCACACGCTGCGAACTGGGTGAACCCCCTCCGCTGGCCCGGGCCGGTGGGGTAGGGGAGGGGCTCTCCCCCGCGGCGTGCCGGCCGACGCCGGCACGCCGCTCGTACAGCTCACGTGCGCCGAAGAACAGAACGACGGCGGCGATGAGGAAAACGAACTCCCACCGGTCCTCTGGCGTGGCGGACGCGACAGCAAGAATGGTCATCTCAGACTCCAAAGATCCAGCCGGGAAGCGGAGCGAAGAATCCCGCCAGCCAGTCCACGGACCCCGCCGTGATAGCGCCCGCGTTACCGCCCGGCAGCTCCGCGAACAAGCCGAGCGCGATAGCGATCAGCCACAGGCGGGTATTGATCCGGTACATGTCGGTGGTCGGGAACTGCGTCGTGACGAACCGCCCCGCGTACTTCTGTGTGATCTTGATGTCCGGGACCACGCACGCCATCCCGTACAGCCAGACGCCGAACACGGCCACGCCCAGCAGCAGGCTCGCGGACGCGCCGGCGATGTAGGCGTTGCCCTGCATGTCCAGGGCGGACTGGATGACGCCGGTGAGCCGGTCGGTCAGCCACAGGTCCGCGTCCGAGCCGTTCCAGCCCTCGCGGATCGCGGGGATGGCCATGAGGAACGCGACTCGGTCGCGGAGGCTGGCGGGCCCGGCGGAGGTGTAGTCGATCGCCAGGGCCAGGATGAGCAGGACCGCCACCCCGGTCGGGGTCATCACGTGCTCCATCAGGCACCGTCCCAGTCGCGCGCTTTGCGGCCGTTCTCGACGTCCCACAGCTCGATGCGCGGCTCGCGCATCGGCTCGCCGGCGTCGATCGCGGTCTGGGTGTAGGTGGCCAGGATCCGGTCCAGGCGGCCCTCGATCCGGGGGTGGTCGAGGTTGAGGGTCATCTCGATGTTGCGGTTGCGCAGCACCTGGAACGTTGCGTCGAAGACGCGGATGTTGTAGCGACGGAACGGGTTCTGGCGGGGGCGCACGCGGCTCTCCTGTGTCGGGGGCGGGTCGGTGGTCACGGGGTCGGGCGGTCGTGGACGTGCGCGACGCGGATGACGGCCTGGCCGCCGTCGGCGTAGCGGACGGTCAGCAGGTCCTCGTCGATGCCGATGACGGTGGCCGGCCGCTCGCGGCCTGCGGTCTCGATCCAGACCTGCTGGTGGAGCGTGAGCGGGATGGGCACGGGGTTCTCCTGG